AAGAGTTGGTCTAAAGACAACTCAAGCTACAAAGCGTGTCGGTTGTTTGAACATGAAGGCTTTGATTGAAAATAGTAAATTGATTATTAACGACTTCGATCTTTTGAGTGAACTTACTACTTTTATAAGTAAAGGGACGTCTTATGAAGCTGAGTATGGTAAGCACGACGACCTTGTTATGTGTTTGGTATTATTTGCTTGGATGACAAATCAAAATTATTTCAAAGATTTATTAGAAACTGACGTCAGAAAGAACTTAATGGAAGAACGAGAAAAAGAACTGGAAGACGACATGTTACCGTTCTTCTCCGACGATGGAATGGGCTTTGAAGATGAAGTTCATATGTCTGCTTTCGACCGTGAAATATTCTTCTAAAACCATATTTTACTAAATATATCACAAGAGATTACAATACTTGTTTCTACTTGATAAGGAGAAAAACCAATGGCATTCCAAGTATCACCTGGAGTTAATGTAACCGAAATCGACTTGACCACAGTCGTACCAGCCGTATCTTCGACAGAAGGTGCTATCGCAGGTGTATTCAACTGGGGTCCGATCGAAGATCGCGTTTTAATCAGTTCTGAAACACAACTAGTTTCAAGATTTGGCAAACCGACATCGGCTAACTTCGAAACATTTTTCGCTGCAGCTAACTTCTTAGCTTACGGCAACAAACTATACGTTTCTCGCGCTGCTGACGCTACTGCATATAATGCTGGTGGTTCTGCTGCTGCGGGTTCAATCACAAGTACACAAATTAAAAATTACGATGCGTTCCAAGATGCCTCGCTAGATGTTGATGCTACTTACTGGGCACGTTATGCTGGTACTTTGGGCAACAGCTTAAAAGTTGCAGTTTGCGATACAGCTAATGCATTTTTTGCAAACATTGACTTCAGCTCAGCTACTATTTCGTTCAAAGCAGTTCCAGGTAGCCCTAACGTCGATGTTACAGACATTGGTACTGGAGATCTAGATAATCTTAATGTCGGCGATCTAATCGAAATCGATAGCCGTCTATTAAAAATCAAAACTAAAGGTTCTGTTACTTCAAATGCTGCTACAATCGTCCTGACTGATTCGTTTACTGGCGTAGCCAATGCATTCGCTAATGGTACTATCAACCGTTACTGGGAATTCTATGGTGATGTTTCAGCTGCTCCAGGTACTTCTGCGTTCGTAGCGAATGCTGGCGGTACTTCTGATGAACTTCATGTCTTAGTTATCGACGAAGACGGTCTGTTCACTGGAACAAAAGGTGCAATTCTAGAAAGATACGAAAGTCTTTCTCGCGCCACTGATGCGAAAGGACCAGAAGGCGGTTCAATTTTTTACAGAGATGTAATCAATGAGTCTTCGCAATACATCTATGTTGGTTCAGAACGAGCTGGTTCTTATGAAGCAGCTGCTGCTTCTGTTGCTGCTTTTGCTAACACTATTCCTCTAAGTCTTTCTTTGGCTGGTGGTGCAGATAGCACTGCTGAAGGTAGCATCTCGGTCGCTTCACTAAGTGCAGCTTGGGATAAATTCAAGAATGCAGAAGAAGTCGATGTTTCTCTATTGATTGCTGGTAAAGCAGTCGGTGTAAACGGTGTACAAATCGCTAACTATGTTATCGATAATATCGCAGAATATCGTAAAGATTGCGTCGTATTCATTTCGCCAAGATCTGCTGACGTAGTAAATGATATAAACGCGGTAACAAATACTGTATCTTTCCGTAATAACCTACGCAGCACTTCGTATGCTGTTCTAGATTCGGGTTACAAGTATCAGTACGATCGCTATAACGATGTAAACCGTTATATTCCATTGTGCGGTGACATTGCTGGTTTGTGTGTTCGTACTGATGAAACACGCGATCCATGGTTCTCGCCAGCTGGTTTTAACCGTGGTCAAATCAAGAATATCTTAAAGTTGGCTTATAATCCAGATAAAGCGCAACGCGATATTCTTTACAAGAATGGTATCAATCCAGTAGTTACTTTCCCAGGACAGGGAACTGTTCTTTATGGTGACAAAACTTTATTGAGCAAACCAAGTGCATTTGACCGTATCAACGTTCGTCGTCTATTCATCGTACTAGAAAAAGCAATTGCTACTTCAGCAAAGTTCTCGCTATTCGAATTCAACGATGAATTTACTCGCGCTCAGTTCCGTTCGCTAGTCGAGCCATATCTACGTGATATTCAAGGTCGTCGCGGTATCTATGATTTCAAAGTTGTATGTGATACCACAAACAATACTGGTGAAGTCATTGACCGTAATGAGTTTGTTGGTGATATCTACATCAAACCTGCTCGCTCAATTAACTTCATTCAATTGAACTTCATCGCTGTTCGCACTGGCGTTGAGTTCTCTGAAGTTATTGGTCAATTTTAAGGAGAACAAAAATGGCGTTTAATATCAATGAAATGAGAGCAAATTTGCAACTTGACGGTGCGCGTCCTTCGCTGTTTGAAGTATTTGTAAATAATCCTGTTTCTTCCGTTGGCGATGCAAAGTTTCGTTTTATGGCTAAAGCAACTTCCATTCCAGAATCAACTATTGGAATGATTGAAGTTCCTTATTTCGGTCGTAGAATTAAAGTTGCTGGTGTTCGTCAATATGCAGATTGGCAAATTACTATTATCAACGATGAAGACTTCGCGGTACGTCGTTCTTTAGAAGCATGGCACGGTGCTATCAATAGTTCTGAAAGCAATCTAAGAACTGCTGCTAACTATCGTTCTACTGCTACAATTAACCAATACGGTAAAGATGGCGATGTCGTCCGCTCTTACTTTATGGAAAATTGCTGGCCATTACAGATAAGCCCAATTGAATTGGCTTGGGATAATGGCGATAATATCGAAGAATTTACCGTAACGTGGTCTTACGATTATTGGAATGTTGCCGACGCTATCGTCACAACCTAATAATAGGATTCGAGGAAGCTACTAAATAATTGGTAGCTTCCTTTTCCTGTTGGAGTAAATATAATGGCTCAGTTGTTTGGTTTTGAAATCGTAAGAAAGAAAGAAGCAGAAGAGAAGGCGCAACCTGATCGCTTAGTAACATTTGCACCCGAGATTAAAGATGACGGTGCGGTTGTTGTAGCGGAAGGTGGCGTCTTTGGCACATACTTAGATCTTGAAGGTTCAGCTCGTACTGAATCAGATCTAGTTGCCAAGTATCGCGAGATGTCACTTCAACCAGAAGTTGAATCCGCAATCGATGATATTGTAAATGAGTTCGTATCATATGACTCAGATTATAAATTAGTTGACATCAACCTAGACGATCTAGAGTTTGGTAACAAAGTAAAAGATAAAATTCGTGAAGAGTTTAAGACTATCGTTCAGTTGTTAGACTTTAACAACATGGGTTATGATATTGTTCGTCGTTGGTATATCGATGGTAGATTATACTATCATGCAATTATTGACGTACAGAACCCACGCGAAGGCATTCAAGAAATTCGCTACATCGATCCGCGCAAGATCCGCAAGATCCGCGAGGTCAAAAGAGTTCGTAGAAACTCACAAGCATCAACTGCAGGTCAGCAAGTCCATACAACAGAAACTAAACAAGAATACTACATGTATTCTGAGCGCGGTTTCTCTGGTGGTACTCGTGCTGGCGTAAGCACAACAAGTTATCAACCGACGGCTGCTGGCTCAACTGGTATTCGTATTGCTACTGATTCTATTATCCATGTGACTTCTGGTCTAATGGATGCTTCTAATCAAATGGTACTTTCGTATCTACATAAAGCAATCAAACCACTCAACCAACTACGCACACTAGAAGACGCAACAGTAATCTATCGTATTTCGCGTGCTCCAGAACGTCGTATCTTCTATATCGATGTCGGCAATCTACCAAAGATTAAAGCAGAGCAATATCTGCGCGACATGATGGTTCGTCACAAGAACCGATTAGTCTACGATGCTACTACTGGTGACATCCGTGATGACCGTAAGTTTATGACGATGCTAGAAGACTTCTGGCTTCCACGACGCGAAGGTGGCAAGGGTACAGAAATTACTACACTTCCTGGCGGTCAGAACCTTGGCGAAATCGACGACGTTCTATACTTCCAGAAGAAAATGTACAAGTCGCTCGGTGTTCCAGTTTCTCGCCTAGAAAGCGAGGGCGGTTTCAACCTTGGTCGTGCTGCTGAAATTACTCGCGACGAGTTGAAGTTCGGCAAGTTCATCGACCGTATGCGTCTGCGCTTCTCGAACCTATTCAAAGAAGCACTAAAGAAGCAACTAATTCTAAAGGGAGTTATCTCTGAAGAAGAATCAAATGAAATCTTTAGCAATATTCGTTTTGACTTTATGCGTGATGGTTATTTTACAGAATTGAAAGAAGCTGAAATTCTAACAAATCGTCTGGGATTAGCTCAGCAAATGGAACCATATATCGGTAAGTATTACTCTCACCAATATATGCGTACTAAAGTTCTACATCAATCAGAAGAAGAAATGGATCAGATTGATAAAGAAATGGGTGAAGAACACCAAGCTAATATCAAGCTACAACAAGCATTAATTGACGCTGGTCAAGATCCGAACGCACCTCCTGGTGGCGAAGAAGATCCGCAACAAGCTGGTCAACCACCACAACAATAAGTTGAATAATTTACTAAATATAGTGTTACTTTAATAAAGGAAACCCCATGAAAGACATCAAAGAATTAATTTATGCAGCGGT